CCCTAGCACGGTTAATCCCGCGCCAGAGTGGCCAACCCTTCTTATCTCTAGGTGATGATTTTGCTGAATTGCAGCTAACGTGGGATTCAACCTCGACCGAAAGGAACAGGTGCAGCAGTGTGAGTGATTAGCTTACGCCAACCCCCCACATGATACTACCAATTCAGTGCAGTCGGGCCTAGAACCCACGGGCAGCAATGTTACGTTGGTTGTTAACAACGTCAGCATATCCCTACCCTCGTGCAGGGGCGAAGCCGGCTGGTAACCGGACTAGCTTCACGCAGAGGATGTGGTGTGTTGACTTAGTTTCTGGATCAGAAGAGTTGGTCGAGTCAATCATCGTCAGACCTGAGGTTTGTCACCTCTGAAAGGCCGAACGACAACGGATCCCGACGTCTCCGTCACCAGAGAGGTCGCAACCTCATCCTACGGAAGGCTAGCCCCCTACACCGTTAGGAGGTGAGGAGACCACGGGTCCGGTACCAGTGATTAAACTAACTGCTACAGACAATAATAGAAAGTTGCGACTAATAGTGGAGTTAACCACTTTAATCCTAACATTCTACTTGCCTGAGCAGATGTCTAACCACCGATCACTGGTGGAAGCTTACTTCAAACGCGTCTTACATTTAGTGGATGAACGTGGTCTAGCTTTCGCTGTTAAGTACGTGAAAACCTCACGTCTTGCAGTGACTCGCTATATCACAGGACATCCTCTAGATGCAGTTGAAGGGGTAGCACTTAAGGACGGATGGCCTGTTTGGCTGTCCGAACTGAAGTGTTTATCCTCTAGCCCTCTAGATATAAAACTCTTATTGACACTTTTGGTGTCATTCAGAGGTATACACCTAGATGCGGTACTAGACGTTTCTCCGATTATCTCACCATGGAAGGGCTCCGACTCTATTACAGAGAAGGAGTTCAACCATGCGTGTAGACAATTGGGGATTCGATCAACAAAGGTGGAATTTAGTCGATTCCATATGTCCACTAAGTCAGGACCGTTGGGACAAGCCATCTTGACCTCGGTCTCCGAGCTTACGTTGCTTCCTTTGGAGCTGATTGATAATATTCAATTGCTCGCAGGAGACAACCTGGGCGAGAAGATCTCAGCCTTGATGGTTGGCCGTTTCGGCGATCTGAGCTTAGCAGGAATATGGGCGATTTTATTCCCACCTAAGACGTCGTCTTTCCGTAAGCTGTCCTACTTCAGTGATAAAGAGGGAAAGACACGCGTGATTGCTATTCTTGACTATTGGTCACAAACGGCCCTTCGACCTTTGCATAAGGTATTAAACCAAATGCTTAGGAAGATCGGTCCGGATTGCACCTTTGATCAAGGTAGCTTCATACGTATCTTACCTCTCAGTCCTTTCCACTCGCTCGATCTGTCTAATGCCACGGATAGGATGCCCATAGCCTTACAGCTACGGGTAATCAGCCGTATCATTGGTCCAGAGAGAGCGGCGGCCTGGGCTCACATCCTAACTGGGTATGAGTATAACTCCAAAGGGAATCCTTCAGTTAAGTATAACTGTGGACAACCAATGGGGGCATACTCGTCATGGCCAGCAATGGCTTTGACTCATCACCTCATAGTTCGGGTAGCGGCATTAAGGGCGGGTTTCCCGCACTTCACGTCGTATACCCTGCTAGGGGACGATATAGTCATCGCCAATGCAGCTGTTGCACAGCAATACAGGAATTTGTTAACCCAACTCGATATGCCCATCTCTGAGCAGAAGACTCATGTGTCTGATGACACATTTGAATTCGCTAAGCGATGGTTCCATAAAGGGGTGGAAGTAACTGGTTTCTCTACTGCTGGGATCGGTAGTGTGTGGAAGCGTTATTCACTTCTGCACAATTATCTCTCCACGCAACGTGACCATGGTTGGGACCTAGAGATAGGAAGGCACCCGGAACTAATCTCAGCCATATACAAACTTTACGGCAAGCCAGCGCAAGCTGAGCGTGTCGTTAAATTGTATATGGTGTTCGATGCGTTGGCGCAAGCCAAAGATACGGGAGATCACTCCTCACTCGCAGTGCGAGTTGAGAGTTTCTTCGGTATCCTCGTTTCGCAGCACCTTCTCCGGTTATCCGTAGAAGGACTCGACTTGGATCAGCTGATGAGGCTGATTCGGGTCGAGGCTGCAAAACGACTCATCGAACGAGATTTTGGGCGTTTCCAAAAGGATGCGTATCGTATCAGCGCAAAGCTGAACGGTATGCTCTTCAAGAAATGCCCAGGCTTGGATGTCCAGTCCTACCGAAAAGCTCTTGGGAAGAATTCCCCCTTAATCCTCGTCCTCAATGGTATGATCCTTGAGAGTGCCATGGTCCTTAATAAGACCTTTGGCCGAGCGGTGGGTGTTACCCGCCACTCAACTCGAGAGTTTCAGGCCATTGCGGGTTGGGATGAAGGCCAACAAGTAACTGAGGAATCCTACTTAAATGTAGGAGTCTCAAAGTACTTTGTTAGCAAGGGAGTTTTCTCCATGAGAGCAGCCCACTCTCTGTCGCTTGCGGACTCAATGTTAGTCAAAACTATACTCGACGTGTGTCGAGATATGGTTGAGAAGAACACTTGGGCTCCCGCACTTGTCGGGGGTGACGCTGTTCCTCAAGAGAAAGCTATACCTACTCGCGAGGTACGGAGAGTCTCGTTGCCGATCCGGATTCCATCTGGACCGGTAATTAGACTTCCACCTGTTGACCGAGGGGAGCCCTAGGGCTCGTAGGTCTGACTTGGCTACCCTAGTAGTTCCGAGGCAGTGAGCGTTCTTATGGTAGCGCTTACCGCGGTACTATTCGGATAGCTGCTGTCAGCTAACCTTCTCTTGGTCCCAGCGACCCCACTTAGGGTGCGGTCACTGAACCGGCTACCAAACCGGTGTGTGAACCCATCCGCAGAGACAGGTAGTCTCGCGGGCACCAGAAATTCTTGTTTAGAATTCCTCGTGCGCCTATCCGTTCGGGGTTAGCCCTGAGAACTTAACGCAGATCCCTGCTTGAAAAGTAGGATGTATCTAAGACTGGAAAGAGCAGCTCCTTTGCTGGAGTGCTCCTAACTTCCCATTTACCAAGATGGTAAGAAGGGAGCGTCTTATTTACATAACGCTGATCTTGAAAGGCTGGTTAAGGCCCTCTTCGATTGAAGTTGTCGTGAAATAAAGCGATATAATCACTCCATACAACGAGTGTTCTTCAATTGTAGAGGGTCTCAGCAATCCCTCTTGGGTTATCGTGAAATAAAGCGATGTAATCGCTCTATACAACGAGTGTTCCTTTGAGGGAGTACTAACTCCGGAACGGCGTACGAG